CGGCGGCGCGGCGGACGCGAGCGGGAACGCAGCCAGAATGAGCAACGCGGCGCGCATCACACGCCGATCATGCTCAGCACCATGTCCCTCAGAGACGTGGCTGTGGCAGGTGCAAGAATGCCGAACGCGCTCATCAACATGAGCACGAAAATTGCGGCATTCTTCGTGCGGGGATCGCCGAGCTTGTTATAGACGACGCTGATGACGGTCGTGGTGCGTTGCAGAAGGGTCATGGCAGCGTGCCGTCAAGATAAAGATGCGTTTCAGCTGCACGGCGCTTGACCAGCCCTTCTGCAATCCTTCCGTCTGCATAAATCCACCGACCGAATTGCTCGGCAGCTCCGGCGTAGTTTCCCGCCTTGTGCTTCATCAGAAGCGTGGAGCTTGCGAACTTCTTCGACCCGAGATTGAAAACGAAGTCAGTCATGGCATCCAACTGCGCCTGCGAGACGTTTCCGTTGGTGAGCTTGAGCACGCTATCGCAGGCGTGCGTGGCGTCGGCATGAAGCAGCGCCTCAGCCTCATCCATCGTGATCTTCTTGCCCTCGCTTACGTCTGGGCCAGTGTGGCCGTAACCGATCGTCAGCACGCCGACCGGATCGCGATAGGCTTTCAGCCTGAGCCCTTCCGACTTGCGGATCAGCGCGAAGCAGGTCGCGGACGGCATCACGACATCTGATCCAGAAGGGTTTGCTCGTCGGGCAGCGTGCCGCGCGCCTTTTCTTCGGCGAGCATCTTTTCGCCGTAGCGGCGCAGCGCTTCCTTGATCGCCTGTTGCTTGCGGGTCATCCCCGCCTCCAGTCGCGCCACGCGATCATTACGCGGAGGACAATCAGGACCAGCGTTGCCAATGTGATGAGCGCCGGAACCCCCTTGAGGATGACGAATGCTCCCCACGCGGCGAGGGTGCCGTCGAGCGCCAAAGCCTTGGGGGATTCCGGCAGGATCATTTGCCGATTGCCAGCCGGCAGTGACCGGCCCCGAGGAAGAAATCGACCACCTTCTCGGCAATCAGTCCGGCGCGGTATCCTGCTTCGGCACTGCGCCCGATCCACGATGAGATTGTTTCATCGGGGTTGGGCCGATCCCGGTTGAGCCACACATAAAGCCAGCCGCGAAGCCAGCAGGCGGCAAGCTGATCGAGGGCCTGGAACATCACCTCGAACCACTGGAACAGGCGGTCGAAGCATCCTGCGATTCCGTGACCCGGCATGGCTACGCGCTTTCCTGTCTGAGACGCTGCGCGTAGGTGTAACCCCGATGATTGAGCGTCCCGCCGCTTTCTGATCCGGGCTGCAAAACAACGTAGCCAACGACCTTGGTGACGGTCACGCCGGTCTTTGGCCCGATCACCCCGTAGGCGGTGAGCTTCGAGACATCGACACCGCTCATGCGATCGACTTGACACCGAATTGAAGAGACGAAATCGCCGTGCTGACCCACGCAACCGAGGTCGCGGGATCGGTCTCCCACACGTTGCCGACCGCGCCATAAGCGAAATCGAGCGATTTGGTTGAGGAGAAGTAAGTCGTCGCGCCGGATTTCAGGGCGAGCTGGATATTCTGCGGGCCGCCCGTGTTCCTACGTGCTCGGGCATACACCCCCACCGCGCGAATGACGTATCCAGAGAAATTGGGAATGGCCGTGCCGGTGAACAGCTCGACCTGGTTGGCAGTATCGGAATTGATGAAATCGGCGTCGGAATAGACCAGCTCGTCAATGTTGCCGAAACCGCCCGTGGTGAAGGTGTGGGTCGCGCCCTGTCCTGTCATGTAGATGGTGCCAAGACGCCATCCGATCGTTGGCTCGTCGGCCATCACGCATTGCGACCAGCGCGTTGCGTTGTTGCTCGCCGTTCTGACGTATGAAATGTCCGAAATGCCGCTCAGCGTAGCGGAAGCGCTGATCCGGTTCGTGCCGGCGAGATAGAGATTCAACGTCCCGTTCGTGATATCGATATGGATGTCATAGGTTTGCCGCTCGGTGTGGTTGATCGTGATCGGAGTCCCGATGTTCGTCCACGTCCCCAAGAGCAGGTATTGAGGTTGAATCGTCCATGAGGTGATGGTCCCCGATGCCTTCAGTCTGACGACCTCGGTGTCCGCGCTGTTGACGAATTTCAGATAATACAGGTTGTTGACGTTGCTCGTCGGGTAGCATTCGCAGTGGAACCAGAAATCGGTCTGCGCGGAGATGTGGATGCTTTCCGCGTAGCTGAGATTGGTATTGACCAGCACCGAACCACGGGCGAATGCGCTGTCGTATCCAGCGGCAAGAGAGCTTTCGGCGACGGAACTATCCGATGGGACGCACCACCCCATCTCCCCGCCGAACGCGAGGATCGTCACGCCGCGGCTCCAATCATCGTAAAGGCGAAGTCGGCAATGTCGGTTGCGCTCGCCGGAGAGATCAAAGTGAACACGTCATTGATCTCGAAATCCGCCGCATCGCAGTCCACGGTTACGTCGCCCGTGGAATCGATCGTCATCGTCCCGTAAACGACTCCGTTATGCGCCATGTCGAACGCGCAATCGGCGGTGGGTTTGGTGTCGGCGAAGAAATAGATCGCTTCGGGGAGATCGGCCTCAAATGAAGCCGATACGCCGAAGACGTGCATGGCGACGATTTGCTGGACGGTTGGGGAGTCGCCAAGGAATTGGCCCTGGACGTGATACGGATCGCCGGGATTGGTTGTTTCGGTTTCGCCGGCAGATGCGAGGTAAAACACCTGCTCGCCTTGCGCATTGCGAACACGGATGGAGTATTTGCCTGCGGTGAATATCTGTGCCGGGGAGCCGGAGCGGTCAGCGTATCCAGCGAGCGTGCGGATGGGCTGGTCGGCGACCTGCGTCCCGTCCTCATCCCAAAATACCGTTTTGGGATTGGTCTCGGGGTCTTGGTTCTCCAGCCCGATATAGATGCTGCCGAGTTCGAGCGCGAGCCCATCAAGCCCGAGAAAGATGTCGTAAGGGTTCTTGACTTCCTGCATGGGCGGGAAGTTACCGCCAATGGTTCAATCAGCCGGTTTTTCTGATATGAGGGGCGCGTGCTGACGAAGCTTTTCGGGTTATTGCGGCTGACTAACCACGGCCCCCTTGCCAATCGCGTTCGTAATCGTATTGACCTTGCGCTTGAAGACGCCCCTGCGGATGGCCTCCTCGCGCAGCCTGTCGGCGAGTTCCTTGAAAGCCGCAGGGTCCGTCTCGCTCAGAAGCGCCGTGACCTGTTGCTTGGTCTTGTCTCCGATCTTTCCGATGCCGAACTTCACCGCTTGGCGAATGGCCATCGCAATCGGAATGTGGCCGCTAAGAGCAATGTCGGCGGCGGTCGAGGCAAAATTGAGGGTCGCGTCATCCGCCAGATTGAGCGCGGTCGGTGAACCGCTAAGCCCGCGCGCATAGGTGCGGAAGCCCTCTTTCTCCTGCCCCAACGTCTGCACGAACCGCTTGAACGCGGGGCGGTCGCCGAACAGCCGCGCGAGCATCGCCCGCTTCTTCCCAGTGCCCGTAATCGTATTGATGGTGTTGGCGCTGTCGCCCTTGCTGGCGATCGCTTCAGCCATTGCGCGGCGCGCTCCCAGCGCGAACATCTCCTTCTCGAATGGCGTCATGTCGCGCATCCGGGCCTCCAGGTCGTCGGCGGTCATGTTGAGCGCCTTGCGGCCCGCGTTCATGGCATTGATGCCAGAAACGGGATCGGAATAAGCCTTGCGTGCTGCCGCGTATTCCGGATTGGCCTCATCAAATGCTCTCATGTATGTCCGAAGCGTGTTGTTGATCGCGCGCCCCTCCGTGTCGAGGCGCAACTTCCCTGTAACGGGGTCGCGATAGCTCTCCACAACATCGTCCATACCGCGCTTTACATAGTCGAGCGTCTGCCAAGTTGGTGCGGGTGCGGTGACTGGCTCCCGGCCCATCGTCAGTGCGCCACTCTCGTCCGAGCCGAGCGTGATAGTGTCGGATAGTTTTACGTTTCCGTTCGCATCGCGGATCAGCCCAAGTTCTTCCGGGTTGCGACCCTCTTCGGCCGCGATCCGATAAGCTTTCCCGAGCGCCTTTTGCATGGATGGCCTATCGAGCAGCGGAGCAACCTTCTGTGTGAAGGCATCCGCACCAGCCTTGGAATAGGCTGCGTCATAAAGTGGAGCAGCAGTTGCCCGCGCCCTGGTCATCAGATTGTCTGCTACCTGATGCGGATTTGAGATTGGTCCCAAGTCACGTTCGATCGCGTTCGTGACGCGCTCTGCAAGCCCTGCCTGACGGTTCTCCAGCGCATCCCGAGCAAGGGTCCGCGCCGGTCCAGACGTGCGCGTTGCCGCCGCCAGCAGCCCGCGCGCATTCTCCCCCGTGTCAGCAAGCATCATCGGAACGTCGTTGGCCTGCGCGGACATCATCTCCGCGCCGGCAGATGCGGGCGTGTTCTCATCAGCCTTGATCGCCTTTGCGACAATCCTCCGAGCGAGACCGGGACTGCCCTGCAAAACCGTCTTTCCAGCCTCGACTGCGGTAAAGGGAAGCTTCGTTACGCCAGCGACCACAGGGACTGTCGCCGCACCCGTGGCGGCCCCTTCGAGCCGATTTCCCGGTCCCGCCGCGCCGGAGCCGTATGCTGCGCCTTCCGCAGTTCCTTGAATCAAGGCGCGAGGCAGCTCGCCTTGAGCCTGCGCGACCTTCTCCAGACCAGCTGCATTGCCGATCCGGCCAAGCAGGGGTGCGGACAACGCCACGCCCGACAACTCGCCGCCAAGCGAGGCGAGCGGATGTGAGGCCGCATCCTGATCCAGCTGAGCGCGTTCGAGATCGGCATTGTTTGCCCAAATGTCGCTTAGGCTCCCGTCACCAGTAAAGATGTTGGGGCGATCCGAACCACCTAGACCGATCGTGTCGAGAGCCGCGGCGGCTTCTGGTCCGTAATCCAGCGCGAGACTGTTGGCAGTGTGGTTGATGAACGCCGCGCCTGCGCTTTGCTTCTTCGCCGGAACCGTGATCTTCTCGGCAGTGCTGAACTTTCCGGTCTTTTTGAAGATATCGACGATCTGCTGCGCATTGGCCAGCTGTGCGCCGGTTTTAAGATGATACCACAGCTGCAATTCCGATGCCGAAGGCGGCTTTTTCGGATCGGTAAAGAAGGACGCGTATTCCTGCTTGTCCTCCTTCGTCAGCCCCGTGTGGTATTCCTTGTCTGGCGCGACTTCATCGCTGAAACCTTTGACCGTATAGGTCGGATTGATCTCCTGCGGCTTTATCTCGTCGTCGAGAACCGTGACAGTGCCGTGGCGCACCTGCCCCTGAATGGAGGGCGCGGCCTGTGGAGTGTCATCCCATTGGATATCGCCTTCCTGCGGTGCGGCAGCGCCCATTGCCTGCTGGGGATGCTCAACAGGTTGTTCGTCGTCCCAGGTGATCTCTTCGGGGTTAATCGGCATATGCGATCGAGCCGTCGCTATATTGGACGACCTTCCGGCCCGACTTGTCGCGGCCCGTGCGAACGACGCTCTTTTCTGCGGCCTTCGGAGCAGTCTTTCCGGGGCGCTGCGTCAGCGAGGCGTAGCTGTCGGAGATAGACTTGTTGAGCGCCGCGATGCGGTTCGACATATCGACCTGCATCTGCTTGAACGCGGCGACCTTCTGCGCATAGCTGTAGTTGCCGCGCATGGTCTCCATCGCTTCATGTCGCGCGCTGTCGGTCAGCGTTCCAGCACCCGATGGGCTCCCAGAAACGACCTTCGCATATTCGCTGGCAAAGGTGTTCCATGCTGCATCCATCGCCGCGACGGTCGGATCGCCGGTATGGCGAAGGACGAACTGCGAAACCGAGTTGGCAAGCGGGATATTGGTCTGCGCCGGAAGCTCTTTCGATCGGTCGATGAACTGCTGGCCGTTGGCAAGCGCCGTCTGTTCGTTGGCCTGAATCGTTCCCAGCTGGTTTTCGAGGGTCGCAACCCGCTTCTTGCCAGCCTGGTAGTGCGCAATCTGACGCGCGAGGTCAGGGCCGGTCATGCCGTCCGCACCAGCCTGACGTGCAACCTCCTTCATAATCTCCAGTCGCGCGGCGGACGCGGCCTTGCCCATGCCCAGCGTCGGCATACTGCCGCCGGAGAGGATTTGCTGGGCATAGAAGCTGGTCGTTGCGGGGTCCAAGCCCCCGTCAGCGTCGGCGGTGGAGGCTCCCAGCGCAACAATGTTGGGCTGTCCCGGAACGGTCGCCTGTCCGCCAGTCGCCATCGCGAGATTGTTGGCATCGCGTGTCGCGTAGGGCTTGGCGTATTTCTCGTTGCCAGGCTTCTTCGCGAGATTCTGGAAATAACGCGACGAGATATCCATGAACTTCTGCGGATCGCCGCCCGAGTCCGCCAGCGCCTTCTTCGCGAACTTGGGGTTGCGGACGTAAACGTCGAAATACGGCGTTTGCATGTTCGCCGGCAGGGATGCAGCTCCGCTCGGAACCCAATAGCGGTCGTGATAGACCTGGATCGCCTGATCCTTGGTCATGTTCTTCACGTCGAGATCGGGGTTCGCGCCCTGGTTGATCCCGAAGTTGACCGGCTTGCCGTTCATGTCTTTCGGGGCGTAGCCGCCTTCGTTCTGAAGCACGGTCGAGACTGCGTGCTCGAACCCGCCCGGAGTGCCAGTTGCGGGTGCGGCGGAAGCCCCACCACCAACGGCAACGATGGCCTTGTGCGGTTGCCCGTCCGGGCCGATCACGTCTAGTTCACGATACTGCGGCGCGTCAGGGTCGCGGTAATCGACCTTGAACTCGCCGTTCTCGTAATGGCCGATCGCGCGGCCAACGACCTGTCCCTTGCGTTCCCCGCCGCCACCGTAATTGCTCAGTGCTTCGAGCGTCGTCCCGATCTTGTCCGGCCCAACTGCAGTGGCAAGGACGTAGCCAGCCATGCCCTGCGCCTGCTTGATCTTCTGCGGATCGCCGCTCTCGACCATATCGATGAGCGAGTCCGTCAGCGTGTCGTCCTGTCCCGCGCTGGCGAGCGCTTCCTTGCGATCTCTCAGCAGCTTGGCGGCGATCTCCGGCTGTCCGTTGGCAAGCGCGGCATAGACCTGAGACGCAGCGGACGTGTCACGTTGGCGCTCGCCTTCGCCGTAGCTGTCCCACGCATCCTTCAAACTGTCGTGCATCTCGGGATATTTGAGCATCAGCGAGCGAAAGCCATCCGGCGTCGGATCGGAGATGACCGATGCAACGTCCGTCTGATACGCCTTCGCAGCCGCTGCCTGCTGTTGGAGCATGGCGAGCTTCTGCCGGTATTCCTCCTGCTGGAGATTGGCGTTTTGCTGGTCGATGTTGAGCGCCTGCTGCCGCTGGAGCGGAGCCATGAACTGGCCGAAGTAATCGGGGACGGCGGGGAGTTCGAGCATCAGAACGTGTATCCTGACGACCACAGGGACGAAGCGCCGCCGCTGCCGAGCAATCCGGCGCTGGGAGTGAGGTTCACGCCTCCGCCGCCACCGAACATGCTGCCGATGCCACCAAGCACACCAGGCGAACCGAGGAAGCCGGTAACGCCGTTCACCGCGGACGCGATGCCCTGCGCCGAACCGATCGCACCGCCCGCCCTTGCCGCGCCGATGTTGCCGAGCAGCTGCGAAATGGCGTTGGCGGAACCTTGCCCAAGTTGCCCGAGATTTGAGCCGACGCCTGCGCCAGCCCCAGAGATTCCGCCGAGCCTCGCGAACTGCTGGTCGATCAACTGCGCCAAGAGGTCGGAACGCTGGTTATAAAGCGATGCCTGGACGTTGCCGCCCCTTAGCCCTCCCGTTGCCGATGCGTTCTGAAGGATCGCTTCAGTGCCGACGCGGTTCAGCGATGCGAACTCGGGGCTGTTCTGGATTCCCGTAATCGCGGCTTGCTGCTTGTCGCCGCCGTTCAACCCGAGGATATCGAGCATCCCACCCAACGCCGTGTGGCCCGCATCGAGCCACGGCAAAAGGTCGGTGCGCGTCTGGTCGTATTCGCGCCGCTGCTCGTCTATGCCCGCCTGAGCCGCGTCCTGCTGCGCGTTGGCGGCACTGCGCGCACCGTGAGACGCAATCAGCCCGCCGCCGATCGCTCCCGCCGCCGTAATACCCGCCGCAACGACTACTGGAGGCATCGCCTATTCCCCGATGAACAATTCGCAGCGCCCGTGGGACAGGTCATCGCAGCCCTGCGATTTCCAGCCCATCAGCCGCGTGAAGATGATGACGTGGCGGGATTCGACCGGGACCGCCGCCCAGAACAGCCTTGCGCCCATGTTCTCGCGCATCCACGCGAGCATCAGCCGGGACAGTGCAAGCACGTCCTTGCCGCGCTGCTCGAACGCAACGTGGACTTCGTAAATCCCCGGCCCACGCCAGACGAACAGCGCACCACCCTCGCCTTTCGCGAGGAATACGTTGTGACGGTCGGCGAGGATTTGATCCATTGCCGGATGGCGCTTGCCGCTGTCCCGCCAAATCCATTCGTTCACCTGTTCGGCGTCGAATGTGCGGACAAGTGACGGCGCAGGATCGAACGGCATATTGCCGTGATTACCGCCTGCGGCTGTCTGCTACTGGTTTTCTGAAGATGCGGGGTGGCGCTGGTGGAAGGAACCGAGGCCGACGCCACCCCAACGGTTCCGGCACCTGCTTAATGCATGTTGAGTCCTTACGTCAACTGTCCCTGTTTGAGCCATGAGTTTATGGCCCTTGGTTGACAAAAAATTAACGAAGGCGCAGCTTCCCGTTGCGACTCAATCACATGGGTCGATTTACGGGGGTAACTCACATGAACACTCTGATCCGGTTTATTAAGGACGAATCCGGCGCGTCTGCCGCCGAATATGCTCTCATCCTCGCGATCGTCGGCACGGCGATTGCTCTGGCGGCCATTTATCTCGGCGGCGCGATCGCGACTGCCGTCAACAGCGCCGCCGATTGTATCAAGGACGGAACTTCCGCCGTTTGCGGCCAGTAAGGCGTTTTCGGGGCCGCTGGTCTTTGGGGAGCGGCCCCTAACTTCTCGGATAGCGCGCACTGGGCACGGTGAATCCGCCATCCGAGGCATAGCGCGCAACGCCCTTGGTAATCCGCACTTCGTCAAACCAGGCATTGATCGCAGTCGTCGTCTGATTGAACTGCTGCCCGATTTCCAATGGCCTTCCAGAACTGCCAGAATTGGTGCTCATGGTCGTGCTGCCAATCATTGCCCCGTCCACATAGATTCGCAGCTTGTTCGAGCCGTCGCGCTCGACGCAAATGTGATACCAAACGCCCGTTGACGGGCTCCAAGCTGGCGAAAGAGACGCGGATGCAATCTGCCAGCGAAGCACGTTAGGGCCGCCATCCTTGCGCAAAAACCAACCGCCGTCGGAACCGCCGTTACCGTAAGAAATGAGACACTTGGTATTGGTGAGCGCATTGAGCCGGATGAAAAACTCGATCGTGAATGTTCCTGTTCCGAACTGCCAGTCCGTGCTGTTTGCAGACGAGACGAAGCAATTCGCCGATGCGTCGGTCTGCAACGATGAACCGCCGAACTTCGACTGTGAAGTATCCACCTGGGCCGTGCCGCTGGCCGTCAAGGTGTGTGCGAAAGAGCTTTCATCGGTAAACGACGTTGAGGCATCAGCGCCGGCAAACCCGCAAAGCAGGACGACGTTCGCAAAAAACGGGTCTTTGTCCGCTCCAGCAACCGCTCCGGTAATCAGCGGCGCATACATGCCGGGAAGCACTACTTTACATCCTTCGCCATTGTCCCGAAAACAATGGAGCCGACTACCTCATAGAACAGCAGGTCTCGCGCGGAGGCGGTCGTTGTCAGGACTGGCGCGGTTCCACCAGCGAATTTCCAGTTCGACGAATAGGTGAGAGCCCGAGAACCGGTTCCGTCCTGCAATATCTCAATGCATCCGCACTGCCCGTCCTTGAGATTGGACGGATTGCCCAATGCCCTGGTCGCTCCGATTGTCGAACCAAGCGTCACGGTGAAATTGAAACCGCTGGAGAAATCTACTGCGATCGTCGCGGCATCAGTGAGCGTCACCTGCCCTGCGGCACTCCACACCTTATCCGTGAGAAGCAGCTTGTTGGCCGTGTTCGCCTGATATTGGGCCGTCGTTGCTTCGTTGAGCGTGACCGTAACATCGCCAGAGCTGTTAGTGGCCGTTACACCGCTCCCAACCCAATTTATCGATGTGAGCGCGGAAGTGAGGGTCGAACCTTCGTCCTTTGCGGAGATTGCCGCGGCGCTGCTGGAGATCGAAAGTGTATTCGCAACGTCATTATAGCTAAGCGCGATCCCCGCCCCGGCGGTGAGCATGGCCGCAACAGCGTCCTGCGCCTGTTCATCGGTGTAGGCGGCGGGGAACGTGATCGCGACCGAGCCTGCAAAAGTCAGCCGCCCCTGCTGATCGACGGTGAACTGCCCGACGTGTGTGGCATCGCCATAGGCTCCAGGTGCCACTGCCGTGTCGGCAAGGCTTACTGCATCGTCTGACACGGCAATCCCAGTCCCGGCCCCGATGCTCAAGGTCACGTCCGCCGAGAGGTCATGCGTGCCCGTCAGTCCTGAACCAGCGATGATTTGCCGCGTCTCATCCACCTTGACGGAGATGATTCCCGGAACCTCCTCGCGAACCATGCGAATGAAGGCTTCGAGATCGTTGACTGTGCGCGGGTCTGGCGCGAAGGCGGCGAGTTGCGGGCGCGTGATACTGAACGTCGGAGTGATCGTATCAGCCATTCAGCGGCTCCATCGCAGCTTCAAGCCGCGAAAAGCTGATCGGCGTCCCTGATATTCCCCTGAACCGGAACGAGCGCCACTGGCGGATGAAGCCGTTCCTGCGCCACGCCAGCCTCAACGCCCGTTGCCCGGTGAAGCCCGCCCTTGCCGAGCGCTCCTGGCTATATGCCACCCCGTCATCGGTCCAGCGCATGAACACGCGGGGCTCGACGCCGGGATCGGCCCTGCCGTAGAAACCGACGAGTTCAAGCTCGTGGCACACCCCGCCCTTGCCCTCGGTGTAAACCAACTGCGCATCGAACTGCCACGCCGCCTGATCGCCGAAATGGTTGTCATGGAGATCCGTGAGGACACCCAAGGCAGATGAGGTAAGATCGCCGCAGTGCCACGCACCCCATGCGAGGGTGAAGTTGCGCCCGCGGTAAGGCGATTCCCCATCGGTTCCCGACGCGAGCCGATACCACACAGGCATCTGGAGCAGTTCAGAAGCCAACTGAGAGTAAACCAGCGTTTCATCGGGGAAATGAAGGTATAGGTCTTTCGCGCCGGCTCCCTCGCGCGCCTCAAGGATGACGTTCGCAAGTTCCTCGTCTGACAAGGCGGCGAGCATCCGGTCGATCTCACGCGTGGAGATCGGCTGGGCCTGTCCCTCTCCCAAAAGATAAACCTGGGGCTGCTCATTCCGTCCGGAACCGACCATCGCGTAGGTTTCGAGGAAACGGCACTTGGCGAAGGTTCCGACCGCGCCCTTGTCGATCTGCGCTCCCCGGTTCCGCTGGAACGGAAATCCCGTGGTCCCGGCATTGAAGAAGGTTTCCGTCGTGTAGCGATTGAACGCCAGCAGCTCACCGCGCCGCGAACCAAGGCCCATGATTGGGTCCGGATCGGCTTCGGACGAACCATATTTCAGCGGGTCAACTGAAGTCGGGTCGTTCAGCTCGGTAACGACGATCGAAGTCCCATCGGTGGTGATGAAATAGCCATCCTGCCACACGACATCGATGACATCGCCCAGATCAACGTCCGTGACCTGCACGAACCCGTTGGTTGTGTCGTAAAGGTAAAGGTTGTTGTTGCGCGCCACGGCAAGGCGATCGAACGAGAAGGTAAGCGAGCCCTGTCCCGTCCCTCCAACCGTCCCGATCAAGGTTACAGTCCCATCGGAATCGACGCTGATGAGCTTCGTGCCTGAAATTCGGTAGAGCAGGCCGTTCCACACGATCCCGCCGCCGTCTTTTCCTCTGCCGGTGGCGAAATTGTCGATGCCGGGAGCCGAGCGGAGATAGCCCTTGGATATGCCGGTCTCTTCGACATTGGGAACCAGGTTCAAAGGATAGGAGCGCTCGAAGTCGGGGCCGCGCTGCGAGTAAACACCCGACAGAATGCCAATCTGCATTTACTGCCCCGTGAAGAAGCGGCGACCCCAAGGGCGGTCGTTCCCCGCTCCCGTGGGCGTGCGATTGGGCAGCTTGTATTCGACCAGCAGACGGTATTTGCAGAACAGTTCCGAACGCGATTCCGCGGCCTGCTTCACAAGCGTGGGCGGAGGAGCCTTGCCGTAGTCGGGAGCCAGAAGAACCGCGAGGTTGGACACGAACGCATCCACGTCCTCTTCGTGAATGCCGGACGCGTCGGACGGGAGAGATTCCCCGTTGCTGTCAGGTTGGATGTATCCGAATGACTCAAGCTTGCCCTGCCAGCGCGCGGCCATGCTGTCCAACTGGCGCAGCGCGGAAATATCCTCTTCGGCCTCGGTGTCGAAAACGTAATTGGCGATGCCGAGCTTGCCCAAAGCCCGGATAACCAGCTTGCCCTTGGTGATCGATGCGACGGGGTTGAGTTCGTCCGCGCCCGCCACGATCCTGAGATTGACAGTGCGGGTGAACGACTGGCCCAGCACGGTTGAAACGACCAGGCTGATAACCGCCGTCTCACCGTCATTACCGCCAGAAACGATTACATAGGCGGTGCGCTCGACGGGATCGACCGCTTCGAGCGTAACCGTTCCAGTGGTGACGGCGAACGTCGCGGTTTCGATGGTGTCGGGGTCGATCTCCGACAGGTCGTAGGAATAGAGCCGCGTGTCGTCAGGAGATTTCGGCGTCCAGTCCATAGGCAAAGAAATACCCCCGCCGATCGCTCAGCGGGGGCTTTCTGAACTAGCTTGGGGCTAGTTGTTGTGCAGACGGCACGCGAGCTGCGGGCGCAGCGTCTTGTAGCCATAAAGCACGTCGATACGGCACGGGAAGTTGTCCGTGCTGATATCGTAGTCGCGAACGATGCGCAGCGAAATGCCGTCCATCACGTCGCGGGCGGCGAAGTCCACGCCCTGCGGCATCTGAAGGTCGGCGGTCGCGAACGTGAACGCCTCCTTCTGATAGAGCATCGACGTGCCAACAGCAGTCGAAGCCGTGCCGAGAACGGTGATCGCCGCATTGTCCAGCGGAAGCGCATCGACGTTCTGGCGCGCACCCGACGCATACATCGGGATCGCGAGAGAAACGTCGCCAGCACCGCCGGCATAATCCGCCGCAACCACGTTCTGGAACGCGATGCCGGTCGATACCTTCGACTCCGGATGCACGCGGTTGACACTGCCGAAGGTGATGACATCGCCCTTCTTCAGCGCGCCAGTGCCGGTATCGACGGTGATGACGGTATCGCCAGCGGCGTAGGTGTCGTTGACCAGATACGAGCCGTTCGCCGCGCCACGGGTGTGCGCCGGCCACAGGGTGTTCTCCATGAAGTCGAACCCTGCCGTGCGGCCCATCATGCCCTCGCGGTATTGCTCCGCAATCTGGTTGCTGTCCTGGAACAGCCCCTTCAGGCCGTCAACGAGATCGACGGTATCCTGGGTGTTGAGGTTGGCCGTGCGGTTGTTGAGCGGCGCAAGCGCGTTCTGGAGAATCTTGCGACCCGCCAGCACCTTCGCCAGCGTCAGCGCTGAGCCGCCGTTCCAGACCGAGTTTGCAACGTCCTTATACATGGACATCGCGTCGGCCTCGATGTTGGCCGCAAGGACCGACATCGCCGGTTCGAGGATGCGCTGCGAGAAGTCGTCGAGGCTCAGCGTCAGCTCGACCGAGCTGAACTGAACGTCCACGCCCTTCTGCGTGGAGACCTGGAGCGAAACCGACTCCTCGGTCACGTCCTGGGTCGAAATGTTCGCGCCCGTGCGGACGGTGAACTGGTTCGGCTTGCGGATTTTCAGCGTGTCGCCGATCTTCGCGCCGGACTTGGCGAAGCTGGAGTCATAGTCACGGGTGATCGTGCCGATGAAGTTGAGCTTCTGGTGGAGAATGCGCAGTGCCTCGCGGGTCACTGCGGTCGGAGTAAGGATCGAGTTAGCCATTGTTCAAATTCCCGCTCGCAAAAGGTGAGAGATCAGCGTCGTTTCTGGCGAATCTGCTCGTTGCG